TACTGCCATTAGACTACCTTGTTCTCCAGTTGTTTCATTGTTTTATACATTAAATCTGCCCCTCTATCAACACTTCCTCCACCTGCTGCTCTAACCGCATCAGCTGTAAATACAAACTCGTTTTTAGATAATCTAGCTGGCACATCATCTGCCTTTTCTGCTACTCCTATGGGCACAAATCCACCACCTCTTAGATCCATTTCATTACCACCTAGGTCCATCATACCACCTTCAGCAGCCATGGTTCTACCCATATCCTCTTTCATACTCATCCTATCAAACTCCTCCATTGCTTTTTTTGCTGCATCTTCTGGAGATAGTCCCATATCTAAATATTTTTCAAAAAGGTTCTCTAATATTCTTTCGTTTTCTATATTAGAAGCCATCATAATACCTTCTTTTTTTGGTGTGTCTTCAATATCACCACCTTTAGCTGCCTCATTTCTAGGTCCATACTTTTGTCTATCAAGATATTCTTTATATTCGTCCTCCATATCTTGAAGTAATTGTTCTTTATTAAACTCTTCTTTACCCTTAAAGTATTGTTCTGGAGTCATAGGTTTTTCTTTTTCTACTTCTTTAATACCTTTTTTCTTTTTTGGTGTACCATCTTTAAACCCTGTTCTACCACCTGTAGCAAATGATGCAGAGTATTCTTGATCCACCAAGAATGGATACTTCTTAGCTAGTGAGCTTGTGTCTTTGTTTTGATATGCTTGTTGTACTTCTCCTCTAATCTTAGCCACATCAATACCTGTTTGATCAGAGATTCTTTGAGATAGTGCATTTATATCTTGTTCTGGTTCTTTACTAGTTAATAGTCCACCTAATAATGATGCACCTACGATACTTGCTGTCACACCACCGCCCGGTATTTTATCAAGGGCTGTTCCAAAACCTATGTCTTTTAAAAACCCAGCACCATAACCCATATCTTTAAAAGGACCTAATCCTAAACCATACGCACCTAATCCAACTGTTAATGCAGCTTTACCTATTGGTGACTTTGCAACTTTCTTTACAGTGCCTGTAATTTTTTTAACTAATTTACCTAGACCATAATTTTGTCTTGGTTCTCCACCTTCTGCTAATCTAAATCTTTCAGGGATGTTAAAAGCTGTTGGGTTAGCTGCTCTAATATTTGCAATAAATTCTCCTAGATCACTTTTTTGTTGTTCTACATCTGACGGCACTTTTGCAATTCGTGGTAGTCTAGGTAACACTGGTGCACCATCACCAACTGATGTAGGTCTATCATCTAAACCAAAAACTTCTCTAAAATCAGTTGTAGATACTTTATCTAGTTGAGGTCCAATATCTTCTGTTATGTCGATGCCTAACTCTGATAATTTATCAAAAGTTTCTTTAGCTCTATCCATATTTATATTAGTTCCTGTAAGACCCTCAGCAAACAAACCTCCTCGTGTATTCATCTGTTGATATACATCAAAAAGATTCATGTCTGTTCTAGGTCCAAATGGATTTAACGATAATATTGCATCTCTAGTAGACAACATATTTCTATTAACAAAATTTCTTTTACTTCTATTTGCTATATTTTTTAGACCCTGACCTATGCCTCCAAAAAAACCAGGTGAGGATAAATCGTCCGTATCAGTTCCAGGTCCAAAACCTTGTAAATCTCTTGATGTAGTAGACATTTGAGCAGTTGGTTCTCCTGCATCAATCGCTGCTTGCTCTTCAAAATCTTGTGAAGAATAATCAGGTGCATCCATCGCTGCTTGATCTTCTTCGTCCTCTGTAAAGCTAGGAATACCCATAGGCGTCATCTTTCCTGATCCACCCATAGCTTTTAATATGCCTGCTTCTTTTGGATTTATGTAAGCAAGAAACTCTCCATCAGGAGCCATCATCTGTGCATCGTCTAATGATACTCCACCTTGTGCCAGTAATTGTCTTGCTATCTTTGATCTATTTATCGCCATTTTTCCACACTACTTGGTTTTAGGGAACAAATCAAGCGAAGGCATGATTACTTTAACATCTCTTCTAATCTCTGCTTCTGGCACGCCTTTTGCCTTCCATTCGTCCTCTGTTTTATATACCTCACCTGTTTTAAGGTTAGATATAGTTGTTATTATCTTCTCTGGTTTTATTGTTTGCATTACGATACTACCTCTCTTGGTTCTATTTCTAATATTGAAGCTACAACGTGTATTCTTCCGGCATAGCCTACTTGTACTTTTAACGCCTCTGCAGCTTCCATAACTAAGGGCTGAGTTAAAAGCTCTACTGTAGCATTAGCGGATATTGATTTGCTTTTAAATAAACTAAATATATTAGTTGAAGAATCAACTAACGTTACAGTAATTGTGTCTCCTGATCCAGAATCATCAGATACTAGGATAGATTTAACGACAGCAGTTTTAAATGATGGCACTGTATATACAGTTGTTAGATCTGTAGATGTTAAATCGTTCTTTTTATTTATAAAACTATTTGCCATTAATTTATAAAGAAGCTCTCAGCTTCCATCTCATCTTTTAATTCTTGTTGATATGTTGTATTTAATTTTTGTACAATACCGTCAAGGTCCCTAACTTGTGCATCAGCTACTTCTTGTTTATATACTTTACTAGGTCTTGTTAATACTTGTACTATCTTTGCCATTATCTTCTACCATCCGCTTGTATGTCTAATCTAAATGTCCCTAACTTCCAATCTTGTGCCGAGCTAGTGTTTTCTATTTTAAGTGCAATGGCTCTTGCTCTAGCTCTAGTATCTACTTTCTGTGTGCTAGATGTAATATCAAACGGTCCTAGAGAAGAACTAGAAGATGTATCGTTTGGAAAGTTTCTTAAATTTAATGTAACTCTAGTTGCACCTGTCTGTGAAATGAAATCAGGTATAAATCTTCTTATCTTCATCATAAACTCACCATCGCCTCTTAAATCAGGTATGGCAGAGGTTGTGCCTCTTTGCACTCTTTGTGTAATATCAAAGTCTCCTGATAATATATTTGCGGTTATGGCTGTAACTGTGCCACCTTTAACTTGATCAGTCCCTGTTTCGTGTTGATAATATGTTGTAATACCATCTGTGTTACCTTGCACATATGTTGATGAACTAGATCCTTCAACACCATCAGCGTCGTATTCTAATGCATGTGGACTACCAAATACAGCAGAGTCAGCCCATGCTGTTCTAGCTAGTGTGCCCACTGTCCATATTGGTCTTTGTGGTGAAGAATCAAAGTAATTATAACAAACCATTTTATTTACAACAGATGAGTTTGCTGATGGATAGAACCACATAATCTCACCAAACAAATTATTTAATCCTGCTGCAATCATTTGATTACCAGAGTCTAGGTTAATATCATCGTAAACATGGTCCTCTACTAAACATGGTAATGATTCAAGAGCACCAGCATATTTAAAGAAACCGTTTTCTGAAAACCAGTATGCAGCACCATCTACCTCTACTGCTGCATTCTTACCAGCTAGTCCACAGTTTGTTCCTGCTTGTACAAATGAGAATGTAAAAGGTTGACCAACAAAACGCATTAAGAACAATGCTGTGTCTGTGTAAACATAAATTGCATCTCTACCTCTAATTGCTCCCATGATCCGTGATCCGTCGGCCAGTCTCTGTGTACCAGCGTCATTGGTTGCTGTAGGTGTGTACGTGTTAATATCCTCAACTGCAGAGAATCGAAT